AAATTGATCAACGGTTTGCTCGTCGTACCGTTTATCGTGTCCGACTAGAAGACAACGATTGAGGGGCCACCAAAAACGTTAAAGGCTTCCAAAAATAGCGGAAAAAAAATCCCTGGCCATTTTGGTGGCCAGGGATTTTTCTTATTTTCCAGTGATTCTGATCGGTTCTGTCTTTTTGAGTGTTTTGGAGATATAGTTGGAATTTGGTGTATATCGCATAATTTCCTTCAGGTCACTAATTACCTGTGGAATTAAATCTGGACGAATTAGTTGAATATTTCGTTTCTTGTCATTCAACTGTAATTCGTTTTCAAACACAGAAACTGATCTAAATGGAGCAACTTCCTTAATATCTCCACCGATGGTATATCTGATAGTAAAGTTTTCATCAACAACTTTATCAGCAGGTACAATCAGATTATTATTATAGTCTCTCCACTCAATTGTTTCATAATGATGAATTGACACTAACTCATCGGGAGTATACTTATCATTCAGAACAATATTGAGGTCATATTCAGCTAATGGCCATTGAGAACGAATATCTACGATATTGTTTGATGTCAAGACCACCCAATCTAGATTTGCATCTCCATAAAATTTTTCAGCAACTTGATCTGGACGATCATCACCTTCAATTTTGTATTTCTCAAATAAAGTTGCTACTGAAGCAAAATCTTCTCTCAATTTTGCACGACGAAACAGATTTTTAACTTCAACTGTAGTGGTGTTATCACCAGCAGTTTTAAGTAAGGAACTATATTTTAGATTTGGTAGATAAGAAAAATAGTTAGCCATTAGAATCCTACATCGTCGTACTCAAAACCACTATTCGTATAATCATCTTCGTAAATTGGAACAATTTCTCTAAAGTTCATAAGTATAGTAGTTGATACTGGTTGAGAGTCTGAGCCATATGCAGACCATCTACCAGCACCACCATCATAGTCAACCCTTAAAGACTCCAACACACAAGTTTTAAACTTATTTAATCCTTTGATCTCCTCTTGATTTGTTGAACCTCTTCTATATTCAAGTCTGAATACATCGGGTGTTCCCAAGAGAAGATTTTGACCACCTTGACCAGCAAAAGCGTTAGAGTTTCTTTTAACAGCCATTCTCCTTTTCAGAGTGCGAATAATTTGTCTTACTCGTGCTGCCTCGCGACTACTTCTTGGAGTGAATCTGATATTAAAACCAAAATCTCTAAGACCAGGACCATTGAACAGAAGTTCAAGGTTTGGATTTTCTACAGAACCAGTAAGTCTATTTACAACTTGACCTACATCAACATTGACTCCAATGAGATTTGCCACAGCAGCGCTGGCTTGTAAAACGAGTTTTCTTTTAAGATATCCAGCACCTGCAGCGTCTGATATACCACCAACCATTTCGGCGCCTGCTTCTGCCGATGCTTTTCCTATATTATTAAGTATTGAACCAATATCTGGATTTCCAATAGGCGCATTTAAAATTTGGTTTGCTAAAGGACCAGCAACAGCACCTGCGATAGATCCCATTTCACCTTTGCCAAAGTTGACTGCATCTGTAGATGAGATCGCATTTGGCATGGGAATGATTATAGTCTCATGTAGTTGATCATTTCTGGTTCTTACAAATTGACCTGTATCGGTGGCTGTATCAATTTGTGGTAGTTTTGCTGGTAATCTGGTTGCAGCAGTAATTACCATATGGTCTTGAATATTCAAGTCCATATCAATTGGATATTTTAAAACCGATTCTGCACCTGCTCCTCCAACAGCTCTACCAGCACCCCTATCGAAAGCACCAGAAAAATTAAGATCGGCAGTTAATGGTCTAACACCAAACTCATCAAGGGCACCAAAATTTTTATTGTTTAGAAGATCTGCGGATTTCTCAGTATTAAACTTCCCTTTCCAATCAGTTCCAAATTCACCATCCAGAAATTGTTGACGCAATCCGTCACTTAAAGTTTCCCAATATAATCTTTGTGCTTCTGTTCTAGTTTGTTCTAATTTACCAAGTGGATCGTCACCAGATAGATATGTGTTCCTTTGAGAGGTTGTAAGATTTGAAAGAGCATCACTATACTCGTTTCTGTCTAATTTTCTAAGATTTTCTGTAAAAATTACAGATCCACCATTAGACTGATATTCCTGTTGAGTTGATCCCACCAAAGAATATGTCGCATCATCAGTATCGATGCGAATGTAAGAATTATTTTCTGATCTATACTGGCCTTTTGTATAATTAGGCATTATTCACCCCTCCATACGCGATACGAAGGGAATCTTTTATTATTTGGCGGTGTTACGAATTCTTCGGTTGGTAACATGGATACGTCTGCCATCTCAGATTCTGGAACTCTCATCATGTTACCTTGTACCCCATCAAATTTATACCTGTGAATGGTACGTTCGGGTACAGTTATACCATCGCCACTATTTATTAGGCTTGTCGCAACGGCCTCTCTTAATTTAGGCGCCAAGTAATGCATATTTGCACCAATGAACCCAAATTGATCAACATTGATGATATAACTCACAGGATATTGATCATAATATTTCAATCTTTCTGGTTTTGTCGCAACATAGTTGAAGAAATACATCTCTCCAACTTGTATAGGTCCACTTTCTTCTCCAAAAGAACCAGGATCATCGTATTCTGAGCCCTGATAGTTTTCAAGAGTTTCTACTAAAGACTCACGATATTGACGACGTGAACCTTTTGCACCAACTTTAGATTTTACAATGGAGAGGATACTCATTTAATACCTAACTCTTTTTCGGTGAAGATCTTGAACTCCCACATTCTATCTTTACAAAACTCTCTCGCAGCTTCCCACTTTGCTTGATTTGTTCCCCATGTGTAAACCTCATTCAACCAAGCTTTGGTTTTCTTAGGCGGATTAACGACTGGTTGTTTACACTGTTTGGCTGGTTTTACCTCAACCATCACTCTACGAATCTTCCCAGTTGCATCTTTGTATTTGATCATGAAATCTGGAAAGTATTGATGCCACTTTCCGTCAACTGGTGATTTGTATGGGATTGCAATCTCTTCACTCTGCCACTGAATTACTGCATCGTTTTTGTCACAGTAAACCATGAACTTGCGTTCCCAGAGAGAACGATATACAATACTTGTGGGATCACCTTTGTATTTTTGTGGATTTGATGGTTTATATTTTCCACTGTAAGCCATCTAAATAACCATAACAAGCCTTCTAATATTTAGAGCCGTTATGGCACTTAACAGATTCCGTGGTGGACGTTATAAAATTGATGACATCAAGAGTAGATTTTCTACTGTTGCACTTGACAATGAATATCAGGTGTTTTTCTCTTTGAATGAATTTGTTACTAGAGAAGCACGTCAACTGGGCATTGGAAGAGATTTTCTTACGGAGGATCTCGGACTATACGTTGCAGATGCAGTTCTTCCTGGATCTTCTTTTGCAGATGTAGAGGTTGCTGGTGATCGTCAAGGTATCACCGAGAGAAATGCTTTTAGTCGAATATATGATGACGTAACCTTTAGTTTTTATGTTGATAAAGACTATAATGTTTTAAGATTTTTTGAATCTTGGATTCAATTTATCAATCCTCTTTATGGAAGCACTCGTACATTGACCAAGAATCAAATTACTAAATTTAATTATCCTGATGATTATAAATGTGAAATGGTAATTACAAAATTCAATCGCGATCTTGCTGGTAAGACGACAGAGATTGGATTTGCCAATGGAACGACAACTAATAGAGATCAAATCAGTTATAGGTTTTTCCGCGCTTGGCCATATTCTCTTGCATCCACACCTGTAAGTTATCAGGGTATGAGTCTCCTCAGAGTGAATGTTACTTTCCGATATGATCGTTATATTGTTAGTGAAGTAACTAAGGTTCGATCACCTGTAAATGGCTTAACTCGTAGACAAATTATTGATCCTAGTAATCCATTGGCTGGTGATCCTGCAAGAGACTTAGTTGGTCAAATAAGTAACACAATAGGTGAGTTTTTTACTGGATTAAATGAGGATGGCACGATCGATAACCCTCCAACAGATTCAAAAACAAATCTTCCATCAGAATCTGGTGGTGACAAACTGAGAGAAGATCTTGCGATTTGGGCTCTCTCAAATCAAGAGATGATTAACAATGTTGGAACACCAAAACAAAAAGATCTCTTGACCGAGACAAAATTATCATTCCCCAAAAATTCTAAAGAAAGGAGAGCGTTGAAAGAACGTGCATTAAGTGGCGAATATCTTGCAGGTGCAGAAGCCAAACCAGCAAATAAACCCTTGACATTGCCATCTTCTTTTAGTCAAGACCTCTAAATAATCACACTGAAATAGTACATCATGCCTTTACCAACAATCGCAACCCCAACATTTGAACTGATTCTGCCATCAAACGGAAAGAAGATCAAATATCGTCCTTTTCTTGTGAAAGAAGAGAAGGTTCTTATTCTTGCATTAGAAACTGGTGAAACGTCTGACATTACCAGATCTATCAAGGATGTATTGAAGGCCTGTATTCTTACCAGAGGAGTCAAGGTTGATCAACTTCCTACGTTTGATATTGAATATTTGTTTTTGAATATTCGTGCAAGATCTGTTGGCGAGACCATCAAACTTCTTGTAAACTGTCCTGATGATGGTGGTCAAACACAAGTAACTGTTGAAGTTGATATTAGTCAAGTTCAAGTCATTAAAGATGAGAGCCATAGTATCGATATTGACATTGATGGTAACTATAAATTGAGAATGAAGTATCCATCTTTGGATCAGTTTATCAATAACAATTTCAACTTCAAAGATGAAGAACAAGATGTATTCAAGATGGTAGCTTCTTGTGTTGATCTTGTTTATGATGATGAGACTGCGTATGATGATTTCACCGAAAAAGAAATGGTGAAGTTCCTTGAACAGTTTAATAGTGCTCAGTTTAGAGAGATTGAAAAATTCTTTGACACAATGCCAAAACTGGCACATACTATTACTGTAACTAATCCCAACACGGGTGTTGAAAATGAAGTAACCTTGGAAGGATTGTCAAGTTTTTTCGCTTGAGTATGGCTCACATGAATGCTGAGTCATACTATGAACTTAACTTTTCTTTGATGCAGTATCATAAATACTCTTTGACGGAGATTGAAAACATGATTCCGTTTGAAAGAGACATTTATGTTGCTCTTTTGCAAAATTATCTTGAAAGTGAGAAACTGAAAGCACAACAAGAATACGGCATTAACTAATGGCGATCATTCCCGTAGCTAAATCTCTAATAGCATCGTTTGCCAAATCTATCCTTGGTAGATCTTTGCGTGATGATAAACTTGGTGATAGAGAGAACAGAAAGAAACTTGCTGCGAGAGCATTTTTAGAAGGATATGAACCAGACTCTAGATTGTTTGCTAAGGGTCCAGATGATGCACCAGATGTGTTCATGCCTGAACCTCTGGTTGAACCAGTGGATACATATTTGCCACCACAACCACAAGTTCCTCAATTAGTACCTGCAGGAGTAGCTGCGACTCCTGGTGAGGAAGTTGAATATGTTGTAAGAGAAGTAGAAAGAATCAACGCGAATGTTGATGCTATTGCTCTTGCAATGAGAGCCAATGCAGAAGCAGACGCTCAATATCGACAATCTATAATTCAACAACAAAAAGATAGTCTTGCAGAAAGAGGATCAGCTAGATCTAAGAGAAGGAGTAAAAGAGCTCGTGGTGTAAGAAACTTTTTAAAAAAAAGAGCTGAGGCTGGTCGAGATCGTGTGTTTTCTACATTTAAAGGGATAAAACCCAATCTTCTGTTATTTGCTGCATTAGAAACTATTGATCAGATTAAAAAAAACTTTGATAATCTGGTAACATATTTACCAGAACAACTTCGTAATCTTTTGGGAGTAGAATCAAATAAAACTCAACTTCCTGTTGGAACATTTTCTGATGGCAACATCGATGATTTCATGAAGAGAATCAGTGGCGGAGAGGGTGGGCTAGATTCTTATAATACTGGAACTGCAGGCAGTCAGGCTGGATATACACCACCAAAACCCATATCTCAAATGACGGTGGGTAACATCATGGATGATCAGGCTTCAGGTAATTTATTTGCTGTTGGTAAATATCAAATTATTCCTGAGACGATGAAAGGTTTTGTCAAGGCTATGAATATTAGTAGAGATCAGGTTTTTGATGAAGAGACACAAGATAAATTCGGAGAATATTTCATTAATGTTAAAAGACCTGTTGTTGGTCAATATTTGAGAGGAGAAGGTCCAAGTCTTGAAGATGCTTTACTCGCTACTGCAGCAGAATTTGCTTCTGTTGGTGTTCCTAAAGACATGGAAAAAGGTGAATATGTTGCTTATTCTCCTAGTCTTGGTGGTCCCATTCCTAGTAGAGACATCAAGGCTGGGGAAAGTTTATACACTGGATATGGTGGTAATGCTGCACAATCTGGTATGATGGAGGATCTAAGTAAGTTATTAAAAACACTAAGGACTTCTTCTGTCTTGGATAACACTCTTAAATTTAATACCGATAAAAATCTTTTCGATCCAAGTAACCAATCAGACATCCCTTCATTCAAAGAAGCACTTGACGTTGGAGCAGCTTTTGATATTCTTCCAGCAACCATGATTGACATGAGAAAAAAAGCAGAAGAAATGTTCCAAGGTGGAGGTGGACCTTCTGGTGATTTTGATGTTTCGGATGTTATTCTTGATCCTTCTGTAAATATGTCTGAGTATGCAGCGGGCATCTTTGGAGTAGAGTAACATGGATATCTTTCAGAATAATAGTTTTAGAACCTCTTTAAGAAATCTGGGCAACACCACTGCAAATTTGAGTCGTGTCATGAGAAATGATGCGAGAATAAGAAAGGCTGATTATGAAGAAATTACCAGACTTAATGATAGATTAAAAAGAGTTATTCCAATTATCCCCTCAGTTTTTGGAACAGCTGGTGTTACTTTTGGTTCAGGATTGGGTGATGGTGGTGGTGGTTTTGGATTTCCTGGTTTCTTTGGATTTGGACCTTTTGGTGGATTACCAGGTGGCCCAGGCGGCGGTGGTCCTATTACTAGTCCATTTCCTGTTCCTATTGCTTTTCCTGGAAGAAGAGACGTTCGCGTACAGGAACCAATACCAGTACAACAACCAGTTAATGCACCTGTAGGCACAGGTGCTGGTCAAGGCACGGGTGTGGGTGTGCCAACTGAACCTGGAGTACAACCAGAACTAATACCTGGAACAACAGAGGAGGAAGAGGGAGAAGAACAAAAACCGCGACCACCATTCGAGTTTCCGCCGATTCCAAATCCTATTCCATATATTATTCCTTTAATTAAGCCACTCTTTGAACCTGTTGTTGCATCTGCTCAATATCTTACTAGTGGACAATTTATGGTAGATATGGCTCGTGGTGTGATGGGTGAAGAAGGATATAAAAAACTTGAAACTGAGTTTGCAGAGTTGCCTGATCAGTTAGCAGCACAACAGGAACAACAACAAAATGCTGGTCTTTTAAAGAATTTGACAGATCCAAATTTTATTATGCAGAGTATTGCTCTTCAACAAACACTTGGAGGTCTTGGCCGACCAGGAACTGATACTTTTGGTGATCTTGCAGTGCAGGCGAATCTTGCTACTAGACTTTCAAGAGCATTTAAATTTAAAGGACAATCTACACCTTTTGCCACACCTTTACCAAAAGATTATTTTTTAAGAGGTCAAACATCAATCTTAAAAGGAGATTATTTTTCAAGTAATCCTCTGATGAGGAAAAAACTGGAAAAGGTGTTCCAAGATCCATCTTTTGATGATTTTCCACAATTACCTGGTACTGCTTTTGGCACAGAGCCACTTTTCCCTACCAACATAAAAACTTCAGGTCAAAGAAAAACATCAATAGTTGACCCAACTGTTGTTGATGATGTTCCTCAAAATCTCAAGGGTGTGGGTGGTAAACATAGTAGAGGTACAGGAGTTACGGAAGAGGTTGTCACCACAACTGGAGAATCTACTAAAGTTAAAGAATTTAAAGATGTTTATGAACAACTTGAACCTGATGTTCTAGAATCATTGCAACAACAGTACAGGACAACAACATCACCCACTACAAGAAAAGAGATTCAAGAAATTTTTGATGCTCAATTAGATGCAAATCGACTTGATGATATTCTTCCTCCTCCCCCAAATAAGGATCTAGGTCTTCAATCTTCCACAAGAACACTTATTAAACCCATCTACATAATATCATGAGCTACTCAAGAAACGTCAAAATCACAAACGTTAAGATCACTTCTCTTGACGGAAAAACCGCTGAGGTTGGAAATGGTATCAGTGGTATCATGTCTTTTGATTATTTTGAAAGTATTTTCAAACCATCTGTTGAAGCCACACTGACAGTCACAACAACCGATAAGATTGTGTCTGAGTTGCCTATCAGAGGAACAGAGAACGTCACAATTACTATCATTCATGATAGTGGTGAGGTGGAATTTACTGATTGGGTCATTTCTAGTGTGAGTGAACCATCAACAACTTCAACTCAGTCTGTACTTGTTTTCGCTCTTACAACACCAGAAAACATCAAACAAGAATTGAAGAGAAACAGACTTACTCAACGATATGATCTTAAAGTCCCTATCAGTACGCATGTAGAAAATATTCTTTTGTCTTTAGGAACTGAAAAAAATCTTGATATCGAAAAGACTGCAAACTCCTATGGATT